GGATAGGAAGGATAATATTTTCCTTTATATGACATAAATAGAAATAACAATCATACTTATTTAGAGTGGCAGAGACACTAGTTAAACCGTATAATATGGCAATAGCCAATCGTCTGATGGGACCTTTGGCACAAACAAATCATTTTTTAGTTACAATATCATCATTGACACCAGAGGTAGAATCATATCTACAATCTTTCACAAACGCATCAGACGTTAGAAGATTTTTATCTGAGAGAAGTGGTATTTTATGTAATGATGCATCCTTACCAACTACTTCATATGCAACAGCAGAAGTAAAAGATAATTTCATGGGCATACCTCAACAGTATGCACACACGAGAATATATACAGACATTGATTTTACTTTTTATGTTGATGAAGAATATACTTTACTTAAAATTTTTGAGGGATGGATGGAGTACATTTCAAGTGGTGCGAATCCCTTAATGGAACAGGCAACAAAATCTTATTATCGTAGAATGAGATATCCTGATTCTTACAAGTGTAACACATTGTACATCAATAAGTTTGAGAAAAACTTTAATAGAACTATGAGATATCAGTTTATTAATGCTTTTCCAAAGAGTATGTCATCAGTTCCAGTGAGTTACGGACCTGCTGATATATTAAAAGTTACCGTATCTTTCAATTATGACCGCTATATAGTAAGAGGTTAAAATACCCATATAAATAATTTTAATGAATTGAAACATTATGCCATTACCTAAGATTAATACTCCGACGTATGAATTGACCTTACCATCTAACGGAAAGAAAATAAAGTACAGACCATTTCTTGTGCGAGAGGAAAAGATCCTTATCATGGCACTTGAAACTGAAGATCAGAAACAGATTACATCAGCAATCATTCAAATATTGACTGCATGTATAATGACAAGGGGTGTCAAATTAAATGAACTTGCAACTTTTGATATTGAATATTTATTTTTAAATGTTAGATCAAAATCTGTTGGTGAGACAATTTCTTTGAATTTAATTTGCCCTGATGATGAAAAAACGAGTGTTGAGGTTTCGATAGATCTTGATTCAATAAAGGTCAAAAAAGATAAATCTCATACAAATATTGTTAAACTTGATGATAATTTATCACTTAAATTAAAATATCCATCTATGAAGCAATTCATAGAAAGTAATTTTGAAGCAGGTGTTGAAACTGTTAGTAATACAATGGATGTGGTCATATCATCTATTGATATGATCTATAATGAAGAAGAGAGTTGGAATGCATCTGAGTCATCAAAAAAGGAACTTGAAGATTTTATTGATCAGTTAAATACTAAACAATTTAAATTAATTGAAAATTTCTTCGACACAATGCCTAAGTTGTCACATAAGATAAAAGTAAAAAATCCTAAAACAAACGTAGAATCAACTGTATTGTTGGAGGGACTGGCAGCTTTTTTCAACTAGGTATGGCTCATACGAATCTTGAGTCATACTATAAAACAAACTTTGCCTTGATTCAGCATCATAAATACTCTTTAACTGAGATTGAAAATATGATCCCTTGGGAAAGAGAGATCTATATATCATTGTTGCAACAACATATTGAAGAGGAAAACTTAAAAGCACAACAAAGAAATGGATAAATCATCTCCCGTCTTTGAAAATTTTGAGAATAAAATGGCTGCTATGAGTGGCAGACCAAAAATAAACAGGAGCACCTTTAAGATTGGAGCAGGTGGTCTTGAAGGGAGAGTCGCCAATAATGAAAAGAAGATTACCACGTTAAAAAATATATTTAAAGCACAACGAGTAGAGATTGGAGAAAAGATAACTCCAAAGGTCAACGTATTAGAAGAGTCATTAATCAATACAAATTTAATATTAGCAGATGTCGCTAGACAGTTAGAAAAAGATTTTAGCAATAGAATAAAAACCGAGAAACTTTTACTCTCAAAAGAAAGACAAGATAAATTAGATCGAAAACGTGAGGATAAAGAGGGAAGAATAGAAACTAAAAAAATAGGTAAGATAGCAACTTCGATAGGAAATACAGTAGTTAAACCATTTTCAAGTATTTTAGATAAATTATTAAATTTTGGAAAGTTATTCTTGGCAGGTGTTGGTGTTAATGCAGCATTGACATGGTTGATGGATCCTAAGAATATGGAAAGATTTAAAGGTATTCTTAAATCCATACAAGATAAACCTCTCATTGCATTAGGGACTCTAGGTGGAACATTATTCATTATTAACAAAGCCATTTCTAGAACGTTCCGTGCATTAAAAGGTTTTGTAGGACAGATATTTAAATTTATAAAAAATCCTAAAAAATTCATAACAGAATTTGGTCCAAAATTATTAAAATTAGGAGATAAAATTGCGAAAGAAACTCCAACAAAGTTTTTACTAGGTAAGGTTGGTACAAAAATTGCTAAAAAAACTGGTTTAAAAGCATTTGGTGCAATACCAGTGCTTGGTGATATAGTTGATGTTGGTGTAGCAATTTATAGATTCAGTCAGGGAGATATTGCAGGTGGTTTCTTATCACTAGGTAGTGCTATCCCATTTGTTGGTTGGGGTTTTGCAGCACTTGATATTGCAAGAGAATTCAATGCACCATTCTTGAAGGGTTCAGTATTAGATAAGAAGAGATTTGATGCTCAGAAAGAAAAAGAAAAAGAAAATAAAGATAGTAGAGCAGGATTTACAGGAACCTCTGTATCACCAGGTAAAGAGTATAGGGTAAATGATAATGGTGAATTGGAATATTTCCAACCTCTTGTGCCTGGTAATATATTTTCATCTACACAAGTAGAAAGAAAATTAAGAACTGAAAGTGGTGCATCAAATATAACATTTATGGAATTGCCAATGCTTGATCAAAGAAATAAGAAACCAATACCACAATCAAAACCAGGTGATAGTAGATTATCAACAACTCCAGATATTCAATCAACACATGGTATTAATTACTTCATATCTGAATTTAATGTAATAACCGAGTTGGGAGAGAAAGTATAATGGCAGTTGAAGATAGGGCAAAAGAATTAAATTCTCTTGCAGAAAAAATAAGAGGTTCATTCACTAGATTTAATTCACAATTAAAATCTATATCTGATAAAAGAAAAAGAATATCAAGAAATGTAGCAGAGAGAAAAGAAAGAAGAGCAAAATTAAAAGCTTCTGCATCTTCTTTTGGTAGATCAGTCGGTTCTATAACTTCTAATGTATTAAAAACACCTGGTGATATTTTTAGTAAGGTAATATCTTTTGCATCTTTATTTTTACTTGGTGCACTAGTAAATATGATACCTCAAAGAGAACAACAAGTAGATAAAGATTTAGAAAAGACAAAGGAAAAATCTACAAAAGTTGGCAACTTCTTTATAGGAATGGTTGATGCAGTAAAAGGTTTTTTTGGTAGTTTTGATAAAACAAATGCAACTGCTGATAAGACAATAGCAGGTATAGATGATTCATCTGAGGAAGCAAACAAAGAATTTTCTGATTTAGAAAAAAGTTTTGAAAATTTAGATAATTCTGATAAAATAACACCTACTGGTGGATCAGAAGATAAAATAAAAGACGATAATAATACTGATGATGTGGATAGTAAATTTAAAAAACCAAATGCGAAAGGATTTGGTGCTTTAAAAAGAGATAGTAAAATAAAAAAGAATTATGAAAAGGTATCAAAAGAATTTATTGATACTGAGTCAGCCTTGATAAGAGACAAGGATCTTGTGAAAGGTACAACAGTAGGAGAAGTAGTGCCATTTAATAAGAGACAGGTACTAAATAAGATTGAAGAAACTTTAGGTCGTGGTGATTTACAGTTTGCAACTGGTGTTCAAGATGGAAAAGAAGTTGTCATTATAAGTCAAAAAATTCTTGTAGATTAGTATGTCATTCGCAGGTCCTTCAAATTATAAAACTCTTCGCATTGATAAGTCTGTTGCGACAGAAGGGATTTTCGCCTCAGCCGTTGAATCCAGTACAGGAGAGAGT